ATTATAAATGATATTATTTAATATGGCAAATATACCTATTTGGCCAGGAACTTCATCATTTGTATCAGGTTCTGGTCAAACCCCATTTGGTTTTTATGATAGTGATGTTTCTTTCCAACAAGAAGCCGATAAAGTAGCAAATTGGTGTGCTCGTAGGTTAGGTTATCCATTAATGGAAATTGAATTGCAAGACATCAATTTCTACACAGCATTTGAAGAAGCAATTACAGCATATAGCAATGAAGTATACCAATATAAGATACGTGAAAACTTCTTTTTAATGCAAGGTAATTCTACCGGATCTTCATATAATAATCAAATAATTACCCCTAATTTAGGAAGCACAATTCGTATTTCCCAAACATACGCTGTTGAAGCAGGAACAGGAGGAAATGTACCTCAATATACAGCTTCATTTGATATGATACCTGGTATTCAAGATTATGATTTAAAAGAAATCATGTCTAGTTCATATGGGATAACATCATCTATTGAGGTTAAAAAAATATTCTATGAGTCTCCTCCAGCTATTGTTCGTTATTTTGATCCATACGCTGGTACTGGTACTGGTATTCAGTCATTATTAGAAACATTTGGATTTGGACAATTCTCACCAGGAGTTAATTTTTTATTAATGCCTATATATTTTGATGTTCAAAAAATTCAAGCAATTGAATTAAATGACCAAATAAGAAAATCAGCATATTCATTTGATCTGGTGGATAATAAATTAAGAATATTTCCTATTCCTACTACTGATAATAAAATGTTCTTTCATTATATATTTGTAGATGATAGAAATAGTGTTATACCTCTTAGTGGAAGTGGATTAGGTCCGGGTAGAATCACAGACGTATCAAATGTACCTTATACTAATCCAACGTTTGCTTTAATCAATTCAGTAGGTAAGCAGTGGATTTATCAATATACATTAGCTATATGTAAAGAAATGCTAGCATATATTAGAGGTAAATATACACAGATTCCTATTCCAGGAGCTGAAGTAACCTTAAATCAAGCTGATTTATTAGCCGATGCTAGAACTGAAAAAGAAAAATTACTTGAAGTATTAAGAGCAAACTTAGATATGGCTTCACGTAAAACACAATTAGAAAACCAAGCATTGGAAGCAGAGGCAATACAAAAAGCATTGAATAACGTACCAATGGGAATTTATATATTTTAATTATGATTAAACTACAGAATCTATTATTAGAATCACTTTCTATTTACGAAATAGAAGTAATGATTAAAGTAGAAAGACAAGCTAATAAGGTAGACATATACAATGAAATTAGAGGTATAGATGGAGTAGTTGTTGTTAAAGTAGAACAAAATAACTATTTAAATACTTTAATTACTGACCAAACAGAATACTCTTTACTTCATATGAAATTTATTGTAAGAAAAGAACCAAAAGATGAGTTAGCTGAAATTAAAAGAAGAGCATTAGTAACTCAAAAAATACCAGGCTTATTAAAATTTATACCTAGATATAAAACTTTAGAAAAAATAACTACGATATAATGAGTTTATTTGGAGCAAATAGAGACATAAGTTTATTTAGACACGTAAATAGAGAATTACTTAATGATATAATTGAGCAAAAAGTAGGATATTATAAAATAGTACTAGATCGCACTGAACCAAACATGTATGGTGAGGCTTCTAAAAAAACATATAACGATCCTGTACTAATTAATTGCTTGATTGAACGTGGAGATACGACTTCAGCCGTAGATGATTTTGGCCCTGATATTAGTCGTAATATTACTTGCCGCTTTTTACGCGATGATCTCGCAGGTATTGACTTAAGCACCGAACTTGGCCCAGATGCTAGAGGCTTTACATATAACATAGTACCTGAAATAGGAGATGTAATATTATGGAATAATGATTATTATGAAGTTGATAATGTTAATGAAAATCAGTTAGTTGTAGGTAAGGATTATAACTATTCTTATTCATCTAATACCGACAATTTTGGTTCTTCATGGTCAATAATATTATCATGCCATTATATGAGACCAGAAATACTAGGTATAACCCAAACAAGACTATAATATTTATTGACATGATTAAATTAATAGACATATTAAATGAAGCAGAAATTCCTGTAACCGGAGCAAGTGGTGAAAAAGTAGCATCTTTTAAACCTAAAAAAGATGGTGAGGCTTTTGAAAGAGGATATAAAAGTATAAAAACTTCTATAGACCCGGAAACAGGTACCTTTACACAAGAATTTGAAGCTTTACCTAAATTTGATGAAATAAGAAGAAATCTTTTAAAATATAGAAGAGAAGTCCAAGCATTTAAATTTTCAACTAATGAAGATGTAGCTAAAGTAGCTAAAGATGCGAATGCTACTCTATATAAAGCTGCTCAACTAGTATTAGCTTTAGATAAAATGTTAGAATTACAAAGACAAAAATAATAATGGCTAAATCTCTTAAACCTATACCTAAAAATGCAGCTGAAATTAGTCAAGAACAAGTTACTCCTTATTTAAAAAATCAAGGAAAACCTGTTAGTGATACTGTTTTTTCTAAAAATAGAGGTAAAGATATATCATTTAAGGGAGATACTGTTAAAGATGTAAGTATAGGAATAGAAGATTTAGATTATGCTGTGTTATACTATTTTGAAAATGTTATAAAACCTAGTGTAATTCAAAATGGACAACAAATAACTGTTCCCGTAATTTATGGTTCTCCTGAAAGATGGAAATCAGTTCAAGCCGATGGTTTTTATCGTGATGCTAACGGTAAAGGATTAGCTCCTTTAATTATGTTTAAACGTGAAAGTGTTGAAAAAAATAGAAGTCTAGGAAATAAATTAGATGGCAACAGAGCCCATTTATATCAGGTTATAGGTACAAAATATAATATAAGAAATGCATATGATAGATTTTCAGTTGTAAATAACAGAATACCTTCAGAACAATATTATATAAGTACTGTTCCTGACTATGTTACTTTAACCTATTCGTGTGTTATATTTACTGACTATGTTGAACAAAATAATAAGTTAGTAGAAGCTATTAATTTTGCTTCAGATTCATATTGGGGAGATCTAAATAGGTGGAAGTTTAAAGCAAGAATAGACTCATTTACTACAACTACTTTATTAGAACAAGGAGAAGACAGAGCAGCTCGCTCTACATTTAATCTTATTTTAAATGGATATATAATTCCTAATACGGTAAATAAAGATTTAGCAGTAGCTCGTAGCAAATTTTACACAACATCACAGGTAGTATTTAATTTAGAGGTAATAGATAGTGGTGGTACTATAACTAATATAGACGAAATGAAATTTGCAAATAAACCAGCAGCTAAAAACGCTACAGGAGCTACTTCATTTATAGGAGGAGGAATTAATATAACTAGTGTAATTGGAGCAGGTAATGATGACGTAGAGTACATAAATACTAATATTGCTAAAATAGCCAATAGCATAACCATTCCTGATACAGCAATTTTTTATAGCTCATCTATATTGCAACCACCAGCAGGCTCAAGTTTACCTCCTACATCAGTAAATAATTTTGTATTTTATATTAATGGCCAATACGTTCCTTCTTCTGCTATAACATTATCAGAAAGTGGAGGAAATGTAACAGCATTATTTAATACATCATCTATAGGATATTCATTAAGTTTAACAGACGAAATAACAGCAATAGGGAAATTCACATAATGGCACTAATAACCAGTAAACAAATACAGTACCCATTATCGGGCTTATTCAGTGGATCGTTTAGCGGTGATGGTAGTGGTTTGACTAACTTATCGATTGATGGATTTCAAATAACCTCAGGAAGTGTTAGTGCTAGTGTTAATCCAATAGGAGATTTATTTTTAGTTAAGTCAGCAAGCGCTGAATTTTTAAAAATAACTTCTAATACTACAACTATAACTAATGATATTTTTATAATTAAGGATAACAACAATAAACCAACATTTACTATAAGTGAAAGTATAATATATTTTGCTACTCAGTCAACTGAATTAACAGGTTCAACTATAGCTGGAAGTATGTATTTTACTTCATCATCGTTTTACGTAGGACTAGAAAACTAAATATATTTATAACAAACATAAAAACAATATACAATGGCAGAATGGAAAAAAGTCGTAGTCTCAGGTTCTGTAGCTGAATTAGAAAACCACTTTAATGGTGAACCAACAATAAATCCTTGGTCAACTGGTCTTGATGGAAGTTATTTCAGTACATTTTCACCTACAACCTACACTTCAGATATATTAAGATTTATAGCAGGGTTATTAAGCGCCTCAGCTCCTGCACCTTCACCTAACACTAGAACATTCGCTAATATTAGTGAAACTATTACAAACAACGGTACTGGAACTGCACCTGCAGGTTATGTACCTCAAAGTTTTACAGGTGCTGATTTAACTTATTTAGTTAATCAAGGGTTTGCTTCAGTAGGTGGTACTTTATTTCCTAGTAGAACAATATTCAATAACTCAAGTTTTAATATAGTTTATAATAGTGTTGCTGGTGGTTCTACAACAGTATCTTCATCCGCTGATGCTCAATTATTTGGTTTAGGAACTTTATCTGAGGTTCCATTTCGTGTGTCAGGAGCAATAAGTTGGTTTTACTCAGATAACAACAGTGAAACCGTAACTGCAACTTCACAATCACAAGCTTTATTATCATTATCAACTACAGGTTCTTCAGGTGGTTTAACGTTAGCTAGAATTAACACAGCTAATCCATTAGTTATCCCTCCAGCATTCCAAGATGGTAAATTTGCTGGTGTATTTAGTTCAGGACTATTCAATAATGGAAGATCATTTACTAGTGTAAGTTCATCAGGTTGGTACCATATATCAGCATCTATTAGAATAAATACCGGTTCTTCAGCATACAGCACAGCACAAACTATTACTGAAAGAGTATTTTATGCTCCAACAACTAATATTAATACTAACATTGGTAGTAATAGTTTATCATATACAGGTGGTGTAACAGCTTCATTAACAGCAACATCACGCTCATTAAGTGGTGCTCCTTATTTATTAACTGCTACTTGGTCTCAAATATCAACAGCAAGTGGTTTCTTCTCACCTTTATATGCTGCTGATTCAACATTATCTGATTTAAACACAGCAAATTCATTAGTTGCTTTAAGTGGTATAACAGCTGCTTCAACCGCTGGAGGTACAGTTCAAACTGCAAATGCTATATTTGATTCAACAGGCGTAACTCCAAGATCAACAGGTACAGTACCTTTTATAAATGATATAGTTAAATTAAGTGGTAGTGTATCATTTAATGCTGGTTCAAGTGGTGCTACAAATATCCAACAAGGAAGTTCTTTATCTACAACTACATTTACAGTATTAACAAGAGGTAAAGACAGAACCGGAACCCAATCAACATTAAACACACAAACTTATTTATTTCACTCAGCCAGTGCTTTTGATCAACCATTATCTTCAGGATCAATGGCTTATTATGGTAGAGCACAAGGATTTGATTCTAATACATTAACTGGTGGATCTGAAACATTCGTAGGAGAAACTTCTAGATTACGAATAGATAATAATGTTTTATCAGGTTCATATAATAGTGGAGGAAAATGGACTACCGGTTCATATAGCGCTTACACATTAGGAGCATTAGATTTACAAGTTAAACCTGGATTCTTAGTAAGACCAGGTGGTTCATATGGTTATTGGTTAGCAGATCCAAACAGTGGTAAAACATATAAATACTATGCTAGAGCATTTAGACGTGATTTAGCAACTGCTGCTACTTCAATGACTATAAACGTAGGTAGAACATTAGTAGGCTGGAACTCAGCTACATCTGGTGTAGCAGTTGCTTTAGTATTTGCTAGTTCAGGTGTCAATTTATATTCTACTCCTAGAATTTATGACCCAACTGCTACAACATCTAACTTAATTAGTGCTAATGTATCTAATGATGATTTTATTAATCCGTTTACTAGAAACATAGATTTATATGGTAATACAGGTGGTAGTGTTGCTTCAACAACATATACAGTTCCATTAAGAGCAGCAGATGGTATGACATTAGATACTACTTACAGAGACTTAATTGTACTTGTAAGATACAATGGAGACCAATTACCAATAACAAGTATAGCAGTAACATATTCATAATAAAAAGTAATAATACAACATGGCAATTGATAGAACAATAAAATCAAGTAGGCTCTTACAAAGTAGACGCTATACACAAGCATCATTATCAGATGCTCAAGAAGCATTTACCAGTGTATTAGATATAAACTCTAGAGAAGTATATGCTCAGGCAAGCCTAATACCTACATCTAGTTTACCCTTCTCAGGTTCAAGCCAAAGCGGCAGTATATATTCTGTTGGAGGACAAAACATATTAAGATATTGGTTTCAACATCCATTAACACCATCAAACGTTGTTAGTGGTTCAGTAGTTGATGCCTGGTTCTTTATTGATCCATCAGGATCAGCGGTTACTCCTCAGATCATACAAACAGGTCAACAAAATAATTTTGTATCAAACAAATACGCTTCACCATCATTAACAAACGCAGATGCTCAAGATAACCCTCCAGGTTACAACATTGTAGTTTTAATCGACAATGTAAAACAAAATCCAGCTTCATATCAGTTTGATTATAAAAATGGTGTTTTACAATTTGTTACTGCTGCTCCACTTCCAACAGCTGTAGTTAGAGTAACAGCCTATCAATATGTTGGTCAAACAGTTGATACTGCATTAACCAACTTAAGTGCCTCTATTTCAGGAGTTAGCGGTTCATTAAGTAATTTAAGTAGTGATAAAATTGCTACAGGTGCTGTTACCGCTTCAGTTGCTACAGGTTCAAATACATTTACTATTACAAATGGTGGTACTTCATTATTTAAAATAAAAAATAATGGTGCTATAGAGCATGGACCTTCAGTATTAGCTGAAGGAGTTTATTCATATGCTGCTGGTGATTCTACTAAAGCAATTGGGGACTATTCACATGCTGAAGGTAATAGCACATACGCCGGTTTTAAAGGATATAATTCTGTTGATATAGGTTCGACAACCCCAGGTGATATTTACTTAAATGCAGGTTATGGTGATGTTTCAAGTCAATTTTCTAGTGGTTATATAGTATTAGATGATACTAATTACAACCAAGCCTACCTCACTACTAAACTAGAAATAGCAAATGTTCAGTTTGATGGTACTAATACAATTATAACATTAGTTAATACAAGTATCACAGGAACTGGAGCTATAATAGGTGTTTTTAATAATCCAACACCAACTGGAGCAGACCAAATAGCAGGAAACACTTCACATGCTGAAGGTTTTAATACTCAAGCCTTAGGAAATTATTCACATGCTGAAGGTGATACTACTAAAGCAATAGGAAGTTATTCACATGCAGAAGGTAATGGTACTCAAGCAACAGGATACGCTTCACATGCTGAAGGCACTAGTACTCAAGCATTAGGAGATTATTCACACGCTGAAGGTGAAAGTACAATTGCCTCTGGATACGCATCACATGCAGAAGGTCTTAATACTCAAGCAATAGGAAATTATTCACATGCTGAAGGTTCTGATACTCAAGCCTTAGGAAATTATTCACATGCTGAAGGTGAAAATACAACAGCATCTGGATACGCATCACATGCTGAAGGTGTAGGTACAATTGCATCCGGTTCTGGACAAACAGTAATGGGTAAATACAATACCCAAAACAATGATACTTCATTAGTAATAATAGGTAATGGTATTGATGATAGTACTAGAAGTGATTTAGTATTATTTAATTCAACAGACGTTGCATTTAACGTACCAGTAGCATCTGTAAATGTAGATTCAAATGCTTTTACAATTATAAGCGCATCTAGTACATTACTTAATGTAGCAAATTCTGGATTAGTTACAGTATCAAATTTAACAGTAAATGATAACTTAGTTGTAAACGGTACCGCTTCATTTATTAATACAGAAAACTTATCTGTTAAAGATAGATTCATATTAATTAATAGTGGTTCTTCTACATTAGCAGATTCAGGATGGGTTACCCAATACAACGCAGCCGGTTCAGGTTCAGCATTTTATTTAGATGCAGATACAACAGGAACATATGGTCGTTTTGCAGTAGCATTTGATGTTGTAGGTAATGAAAGTATTGTAACCGCTAACGAGTATGTAGTTACCGCTCGTCAAGCATCAGGAGCACCCCCAGCAACACCAACATGGGGTGGTGCAACCAACGGCTTCGGTAATATTTACGTAAACAGTGATAACGGTGATATCTTTATCTATTCTTAAACATATTTATAATAAAATAGTTATGGCATTTACAGCAACACACATAGACAACAACGTTAAAAAAGAACAAACAACAACTCTATCTCCATCACAGTTAAATACAAAGGAGATAGAGATGTTGTTATCTCTAATAAAAAGATCAACATTCCTTGGAGAGGATGTAGAGACTATTTATCATATGGTGGTTAAACTACAAAACCAATATTTGGAACAAACAAAATAATTAAGTTATGAATATATACTCAGTTGATTTAACTCTAAATGAGTTAAACTTTATCCGTCAATCATTAGAAACAGTTACCATACAAGGTAAAGATGCTAAATTTTTAGCTACACTTCAAGTAAAAATTGAACAAGAACTGGCTGAAATACAAAAAATGATACAAGCAGAAGAACAAAAGAAAATGCTTGCCCTATCAGAGACTATAACTAAAAGTACATCTAAAAAATAGTTTTCCATATTTATACTAGACCATTGGCCTGTAAAAGGAAGTAGGCATATACACGGCATAAGTGTATGTATCTAACCGTGGTTTAATTATATATCAACATGCCTAACTGGAAGAAAGTCTTAACTAGCGGTTCAGATGCCGCCTTAAACACATTAACTGTATCTAACGGTATAACAGGTTCTCTATTAGGAACTGCTTCATTTGCTTCAACAGCATCTTTTTCATCAACAGCATCATTCATCAATGTAACAGGCTCAAATGTTTTTGTTCAAGGTGGTAATAGTTTTGGCGCAGGCGCTGTATTAGGAACAAATGATAATCAATCTTTAATATTAGAAACGAGTGGTTCTGCTAGGTTAACTATAACAAACGCGGGTATAGCTCGTTTTTCACGTACAGGTAGTGGTAACTTAGTAGAATTATATGATAATAACAATAATATAGTTACTCGTTTTCTTAATAATGGTCAAGCTGTTTATACTGAGGCTGTAACTATTCCTTATTTAATAGGAGGATTAGGAGGAACATTAAATATTTTCGGTAGCACATTTATAGGAGCGGATTTTGCCGTTACTCCAAATGCTCGTTTACATATAAGAGGGGCAGGCTCTGGGTCAGCTACCACAGCGTTACGTGTTCAAAATAGCGCTTTAACATCATCATTAGTAATCTTAGATAACAATTCAGGTTCATATAATGGGGGTTTTACATTTACTGGTAATACAATTATCTCAGGTTCTGAAACTATTTCAGGTTCAATAACATTTACTAGAGCATCAACTCCATCAGCTGCAGGTGTAATTGGACGTGGAGCACTTGGGCTTGAAATCAGAGGTGTAGATGGTGGTTCAGGTGGGCATTTATCGTTACTTAATGCTGGAGGTGACGGTGTATTAGTAGGTATTAGCAGTACTAGACATTTATCAACATATGGTAGACTTGGTGTAGGTATCGGATTAGCAACACCATCATCCCGTTTACAAGTTAGAGGAGAGGGTACTACAAATGCTACCGAAACGCTACGTATACAAAACAGTGCAGCAACCTCTTCATTAGTAATCTTAGATAACAATTCAGGTTCATATAATGGTAACTTTGATATAACTGGTAGTTTAACTACAACGGGAAATGTTGGTATAGGTAGGAGCTCTGCTACTGCAAGTTTAGATGTAGCAGGCACAACTCGTCTCTCAGGCTCATTCAACACAGCAGCATCTGGCTCAATCTTAACCGTAATAGGTTCAGGTTCAGCGCAACCAATATTTACAGTACAAGGTTCACAAGGTGAATTGTTCTCTGTAACAGATAGTTTATCAGGATCTTTATTTAGTGTTAATGACATATCAGGTCTTCCTATTATGGAAGTATTCTCAGATAACACCATTTTAATGGGTGATTATCAAGATCCAATGTTATTAACAACTAGAAAAATAACACAAACAAATTCAGGTTCGTTTGTTGTATATAGTATACCAACAGCATCGTACGATGGAGCATTTTTTGAATTCACAATAAAATCAGGTTCAAATGCAAGAGTAGGAACTATAATGAGTACGTGGGCTGGATCTTCAATTGAATTTTCGGAAGTAGATACAATGGATATAGGTAATACAACAGCAGTAGGTTTAACCCAAATCATATGTTAGTGGTTCTACCGTTTGGAACGATATATCAAATTTTAACAATAATACAACCTTAGTACCTAATGGAGCATCAAATATTTCATTTAATACAAGTAGTTTAGGCAGTATTTCATTCACAAATAATGCTTGGGGTAGAATAAATAATGTGAATGATATAAATGGGTTTACTCGAGGACCACATTGGGATTTAAACTGGACTTTAGATTTTTGGGTTAACAGTCCATTAACAAGGATAGGCGCGGTACTTGGAGCCCGAACAGCAGTATCGGGACAACAAGGATTACAAATATTTGTAACATCTGTTAATAACGGATGGACCTATTGCAAAGTAAATCGCGATGTTGATTTGTTTTCAACTTTAAATCAACCATCAATATTAAACTCAGTTAATCGTTGGATGCACTTCGCAGTTACGTCCGAAGATGCTGTTACATATAGAATATATGTTAATGGGGTACAAATACATGTTAATAGTATAAACTGGAGAGATAATGCACTTCGAGTAAATGTATCTTCAACAAACCCATACTTAATAAGTACAGACAATACCAATTGGCAAACTGGTGATTATAGTTGTTACAAACTATATAATAGAACATTAACAGCTAATGAAGTTAGAAGAAACTTTGAAGCAACTAGAGGTAGATATGGATTATAATAACAGACAATTTATGATATTTAGTGTAACTGAGTTACCTAATATCAATTTTACTCAAGTAAATGAAACATCAATAGACACAGTAAGAAAATCAGTTGATGGAACAAAAACATTTGTTAAATGGGATGGAGAAGAAATACCATCATCCGTAGATACTTTAGAAACTAAAGAAGGTCCTTACACATACGAGGAAATGATAGAAATATTAGCTACAGAGGAATGGACTGATCCTAATCTAATAATAGGAATATAATATGAGTACAGTAGGTAGTTGGCAAGGACCAGGCATAATTAAAGATAATAGTTTAGTGGTATATATAGACCCAAGTAGCCCAAATTGTTATTATTTACAATCAGGTTCTGTAGTGAATAATATGGGAGACCAAACTTATCGTTCATATACTGTATCATACTATACTGGTTCTTTATCAAGTGCTTCATTTAATACTATTGATAAAACCTTTGACCATAGATTTAAATTAGAAGGAGGTGGAGGAAGTCGTGTCACTACTGATTTTACAATACAGCAAACTATATTTTACCCAACAGGTTCACCTAACACTATAGATTATTCATTTACTACACAAGTAGGTTCAGGTACCGGTATAGGTATGGGATTAGGTAATGCTGCTAGTTCTAGTTTTTTAGTTTTAGCTGGAGGTACTCGTTTTGTTTTAAGTAACATCCCAAGAAATCAATGGTTTAACTTAACCTATACTAAAGAGGGTAGCATATGATAATATGTTTTTAGGTTCAAGTGGTGGTTCATTAGCTCTTACAAATTACTATATACGAGCAGCAAATTTATTAGTGTATAATCGAGCCTTAACTCCAACTGAAATAATGCAGAATAAGACAGTTCTGGGAGCAAGAGTTGGAATATAGAATATTTATATATAACCTGGAAAGTGAAAGGAACAAAAAATGAACGAATTTAAAGTAAGAAATGGTCTCATAGTAGACTCAGGAGTATCTGTTATAAGCGGATCTCTAATTGTATTAGGTGGTATAACAGGTAGCTTATCAGGATCAAGCACTGGTGGTGGCGGTGGAAGCGGTAGCGCTTTTCCGTTCACAGGCTCAGCTCAAATAACTGGTAGTTTAGGAGTAACAGGAAGTTTAACTACAACAGGAAATGTTGGTATTGGAACAGCTGCTACATCAACAGCATTCACAGTTGGTGGTAGAGCAACTATAACTCAACGGTTACGATTAGGAACAACAGGTGATCCTAATAGTACATTAGAAGTTTGGGGTAATGGTGTATTCTTAACTGGTGGCGGAGCTACATGGGCTATCTTTGACCAAACAAACCAAAGATTAGGCATAGGTAAAAGCTCAGCTAATTCCACCTTAGATGTTAGTGGTAGTGTTATCATATCAGGTTCACTAAATGTAACTGGAGGAATAACTGGAAGTTTACTAGGAACAGCATCATACGCCACCCAAGCATTAAGTGCATCGTGGGCCCCATCAACGGGTGGAGGTCCAGCATTTCCATTCACAGGTTCAGCAGGCATCTCAGGAAGCTTAGCAGTTGATGGTCCTGTTTTAATAACAGGTAGTGGAGCAACATCAACTACAAACGCTTTAGTAGTAAATAATTCATCAAACCAATATAGTCTTATAGCTAGAAATGATGGCATAATTTTAACTCGAGGATTAATTCTATCAACAACAGATCCAAATAATCCTCCATTTAGTCGTACCGGCTCTATAGTAGCAGGAAATTCTTTAACATCTGGCTCAGATTATTCTTTAGTACTTGGTGAGGGTGTGATCGCTCAAAATAGATCAATTGCTGTAGGTAGTTCATTAACCTCTACTTCCGGAAGTGATTATACTTTAAATATAGGTGAAACAAATATCATATCGTCTTCATATAGTACAGCTTTAGGTACTTTAAATACCGTTAGAGGTAACTATGGATTAGCGATAGGAAGACAAAACCTTGTATCAAGTAGCATAGCAACTAACAGTTATAGTACAGCTATAGGATTACAAAACACAGCTTCTGGGTATATTTCATTAGCGTTAGGTGAGTCAAATAAATCATTAGGTGCTAGAGCAGTTTCTATTGGTGCTGCTAATAATACTATAGGTAGTTTAGATGTAGCTATAGGTAGTTTTAATAATGTAAATGGTGGTAACACTATAGTAATAGGAAATAACCTAAGTTCATCTATTGCCTCACAAATAGTAATGGGTCAATATAATATTACTGATTCAAACGCTATATTTATCTTTGGGAATGGTATAAACGCTGGCTCAAGATCAAACTTAATAACAGCTACTCAAACTAGTGTTATTGTTTCTGGTTCATTAAATATAACGAGTGGTATTACGGGTTCGTTACTTGGTACTGCTTCATTCGCAACTCAAGCATTAACAGCTTCATTTGCTCCTAATTATGTTTTATCTTCTAGAATAACATCAGGAACTTTAGCACCAAATAATGCTAGTGGTTCAGATGGTGATATTTATTTTCAATATACAACATAAAATATGATTAAAATAGAAAAAAATATAGAGGTAGAATCAAACAAAAAATATATAACCTCTGAAAATGGAGAATTTAATGATAATGATTTTGTTAAATGCAAACTTAAAACCGAATCATTAGATAACACAGTAATGTTTTTAGCATCACAAATAAAAAATATAAACAATGAAAGTAGCAATTGAACAAATATTTAATGGGTCGTTAGACCAAGTTGCAATAGGCGGTGCTTATGATGCAACAAAAATAAACAGAGGTAAGCATACAGGACAATTCAATCTTGGTCCAAATGCAATTGACAAATTTGTAGGGCCTGCCCCTGTTGGTGTGGCTAACTTCGGTCAATCATCATTAGCCATACCCTCTCATTTTGTTCATCCAGTCAAAATAACGGACGATTTATTTTGGATTTTTGGTGCGGATGTTGCTGCTGCTGCTGCTACCCGTAGGGTTCAGTTATGGACATTTGTGCCTTCAACAAATACGTATACGTTCGTAGGTGCAATTACTTGTACATTTCCGACTGCCACTGCTCATACAGTAAGAGGCATTCGTGTTATTCTTGAAAACTACACAACAGGTACAGTAGGTGTAAGCGGAACTGCCGTTACTGGCACAAGTACAGCTTGGAATACAGACCGATTATCGGTAGGTTCACGCATAGGGTTTGGTTCTACGAATCCGAACAACATAACGCAATGGTTTCAGATTTCAGCAATTGGTTCTGACACATCAATTACGTTGACAACTTCAGCAGGAACAGTAGCATCAGGGACGCCTTACGTCATTCAGGATTTAATGATTGTGCAAGCTACAACCAACGCAACTGCTACTAATGGTGGATTGTTTATTACAAAAGGGTTGCAATTTGCGGATTTTCAAAATCCGGCATCTACAATTCCTGCCGCTACGACTGTTGATAGGATAAAGGCGGTGTATTGGTTAAGGGATGCTGCACCAATAACTAATACTGCTATTGGTGGTTGTGCATTGGGTGATAGAGATACTTGGGGACAGCAATACGTTTATTCAACAAATGGCGCAGCGACTTCGTTAATAATATATCGTTACAATATTAGAGCGGCTCTCACTCCAAGTGCGGGTGCATTTACCTTAACTGGAACAGACATAGTAATTACAGGTGCGCAAACTGTTACGGGTAACATTTCTCAGTTTAACAATGGTAGAGTGGCAACATTGCAACACGGAGCGGGTAGTGGCGTTACTTCTTTATACCTGCTTACCACCACTCGTATTATTCGTATTCCTCTTTCAAGCATAACCACAGGTAACACTTCCTTTGTTGCGGATACTATGAGCGAAGTCGTTCCGGGCGGTACTGAAACAAATGTTGCTATTAGCACATTTACTACATTAGATGTTGCTCAATCAATGGATAAACTTGTTATCGCCGGTGGTTCAAACACAGTATCATTGTACATCACCGATTATTACACAGGGGGCCAGCAAATAGATAGGAGAGCAAATATCCTATCAACACAAATGGTTTCGTCACTGCGTGACGTTGATAGTCCAATCTATGTTCACTCTATTGTTGGTCAAGCGCCTTCTGTTTGGGTTGAAGATGGATGGTTATTTTGGATGTATGGTACGGCCATAACAACTAATACAAATGCTTTAAGTGTATATCCACTTGCAGCAGATTTGGATTTTCAAGCTGATATAAACAACAGGATAATACTACCTAAAATAACATTAGGTGCTACACCTGCTAAGATGTACAGAGTTACCACAACAAGCATGGGTAATATAGGCGACTTAACAATGGGAGTTTCACCTGACTTTTATAAACTACAAGTTCGCACATCGGGTATAGATGATAATACAGGTATTTGGACTGACGTTTCGGATAACGGTGATTTGTCAGGATTGGGTACACCTTCAAACATTCAGTTTGCATTGCAGTTTAGAACTGCTGGTGTGATTATGTTGCCAGCAAGAGTGTTGAGTTTGGCTTTAATATATGAAACAGACGATGCTTTACCAAGTCAGTATCGTTGGAATTATTCTGATTTTAACACTTCTAATGGTACATTTGCTTGGGTACAAGCTACCTTGTTTGGTACATCAATTGGAACACATACAATAAACATTTATCGTGCTGATACAGATGCTTTAGTATTAACACAAGCAAGCACATCAACCACTAATGGAACATTTGAAAATTGGAACGGTTCATCTTGGGTATCTGGATTAGGTGCTGATACTGTTGGTAGACGTAGAAGATTTGTACCATCAGGTTCATTGCCTGGATCTGTTGATTTATATGCTAAAATAACAATTGCATAATGAGTTTTCAACTTACATTTGGTGGCGGTGAAGCGGTGATCGTCAAAGATAAAGGTATAGTAAATACTGTACAGGGATTTGTTAGTGATGAAACTGTTGTTTCTAAAAACATAATGGCACTACCTACCACTTTTATATTTCAACTTTATGATTATAAACAGGCTCCTCTGATTAGTATAGTTAATATTAAAGTTTGGATAAAAGTTAGTGGAATATGGAAAGAATCTATTATATGGATAAAAGTAAATGAAATCTGGAAACAATCTACTTCTTTTATTAAAGTAAGTGGAATATGGAAATAAGTAATAGAATAAATTGTAAATTATATTATTACTCAATTATCAGGTTCTAATGTTGAACTTGAAGTATTAAGTACTGGTGTAAGAATAGGTAATATAATAGGAGATGCTCATACTGTAACAGGTAGCTTTGGGTGTAAATGGATCAGGTACTTTTGCTGGTAATATTATAGCTATAGGTTCATTAACTGTTAATGGTCAAGTACGAGTAAATAATCAATCAGGAGGGACTCCAACAGAACAAGGTACATCGGCTGGTGTTGTATCTAATTATTGGGCCACAGAAGATGGTAAGTTTTTAAGCACACTAGCAGTATGGTTAACAATAAATTTAAACGGTATTGCTTATTATCTTCCAGCATATGAATAATGATTAAATCAACACCAGAAATAGAAGCAAAAATAAAAGCCAGTGGAGTACCAATTGTTGAAATAACTTTTCAACAACTTTCTCAAGCTAAACTTGCTACTGAAGAAGAAATTTTATATATTTATAATAAACATAAACAAAATGGCAATACAAGTAACAGGTAGTCTTCAAGTAGGCTTAGCATATTATAACAACCCAATTATTGAATTAATACCTCATTTAACATACAGAGGTATGATAGCAATGGATGCTAATGTTTGCGCTCCAGCTTACAATCCAGAAACATCAAGTAGTTATTACACTCAAGTAACAACACTACCTTATTACCCGCAAATATCTGAGTTACAATATCCTGCATCACCAGTAGATCCTTATAGTGATTTAATTTACGCTTTGGAAACATTTGTGATTGAAGATTTACAACCTAATAATTCAGGTTCAATATTTAATAGATTTTAATTTGGAGTTTTAAGAAAAAGTTATTATAATTAAAATAATGAAAAAAATATTTGAATTCATAAAAACTATTTTAGGGTTTGTTAAAGAAACAACTACTGAAATAAAAGAAATTAGTAATGAAGTACTAGAAGTGGTTGAAACTTCTAATAAAATAGAAGAAAAAGTAACTGAAACAACTGAAGAAGTAGAACCTATAACTGAAGAAGTAGAACCTACTCCTAAAAAAGCTAAAAAGAAACATTACCCAAAGAAAAAAAAATAAGTAGTGCTTAAATTATTAGAAATAGCTGAAGCCTGGATTATTGCTGAAAACCCTAATTCTGAACAAAAAGCAATAGCTGAGTCTAGAATAGAGATATGCAATAGTTGCCCTGAAAAAACATTTGTAGATATGTTTGATACTTATATATGTGGTGTATGTAGTTGTCCTCTATCTAAAAAAATATTTAGTTCAAGACCAGGCCCAGAAGCTTGCCCTAAACAAAAATGGATAAAATAAAGAATATGTCAGAAATTAAAAAACTAACCCAAGAAGAGATCGATTCGATCAAAGCCCTACAAGTACAATATAACAAGGTTATATTCGAATTAGGTTCAATTGAAAGTCAACTAATGTTGATTAAAAAACAAACAGAGGTATTAGAAACAGAAAAAACAAAAATTGTATCTGATATCGACAAAATAGGTGAATCTGAAAAAACATTGATTGATTCACTTCAAACTAAATACGGCGCTGGTAACATAAATATCGAAACTGGCGAAATTACACCTCTTTAATCTCTGTTCTGCGTTTTATATAGACTAGTTGATATTTATTAGTAGATTAATCTTTAATAAATTCAATTAAATATATAAAATGGCAGAACAAATTATTTCACCTGGTGTATTCCAAATAGAGTCAGACCAGAGCCTTTACACAACCCAACCACCTGCGTTAGGTGCAGCAATAGTAGGTCCTACAGTTATGGGTAGACCTTTTGTACCTACTTATGTTACTACATATTCTCAATATCTAGCATTATTTGGTGATATTTTTAAGAGTGGTAGTTACTACTATGAATACTTTACTTCACAAGCAGCTAAAGAATATTTTCAAAATGGCGGTCAGTCATTATTAGTTACTCGTATTATTAGCGGATCAGCTAATGCAAGTACGTATGCTACATCTAATATTCCTGCTGCTTCAGGTACAGGATCATCATTCCAATTAGAAGTTTTATCATGGGGTGACCAAATGAATAACACTTCTAGCTTAGTAAGTGGTGCTTTAGCAAGTGGTTCTTCACTAAACGTACGTTGGGAGGTAACATCAGTAAATACAGGAAGTGGTACTTTCACTTTAGTAATTCGTCGTGGTGACGATAATGATGCTCAGAAAAATATTTTAGAAACATGGGCTAACGTAAGTTTAGATCCTCAATTACCTAACTACATTTCTCGTGTAATAGGTGATTTAAAACCTGTTTATACAGCAGCTACAGGTAATAGCTCAGCATATATTAATTTTACTGGAACTTACCCAAACATATCACAGTATGTTCGTGTTTCATCAGTTACTACTCCAAATGTAGATTCAATTGACAATAATGGTAATTATAAAGCTACTCAATACAGTGGAAGTTTACCTACAGTAGGAAGTGGATCATATGGTGGTTCGTTCAGTGGAGGTGTAGCAGACACAAACGCTGCTAAGTTGATGAATGAAAACATTACCTCAGCAAGTATTCAAGGATTTACTCCAGCAGATTATAATACAGCATTTAGTTTATTATCTAATGCAGATGAATACAGATTTAATATGTTGTTAGCTCCTGGTGTTGGATTAGATAACTCAGCTGTATCTACTATGATAGCAACAGTAGAAGGACGTGGCGATGCAATCGCTATTACAGATGCTGGTGTTTATGGAACTGCAATCGGAACTGCAACTCAAAATGCTTCAGGTCAATCAAGTAATTATGCTGCAACTTATTATCCTTGGGTTCAATTATTCTCAAGTGGTTTAGGAAAAGTAGTATGGTGTCCTCCATCAACAGTAATAGGTGGTGTATTAGCATTTAACGATAGAGTAGGTGCTGAATGGTTTGCTCCAGCTGGTTTAAACAGAGGTGGTATTCCTTCAGTAGTTCGTCCTGAACGCAGATTACAACAAACAGATCGTGATACATTATATAGTGGAAATGTTAACCCAATTGCAACATTCCCAGGTACTGGTACTTGTGTATGGGGTCAGAAAACATTGCAACGTAAACCAACATCTTTAGATCGTGTAAATGTAAGACGTTTATTAATAGCATTAAAAGATTTTATCGGTGGTGTATCTCGTACATTAGTATTCGAACAAAACACAACAGTAACTCGTAATAGATTCTTATCACAAGTTAATCCTTATTTAGAGTCAGTAGTGCAACGTCAAGGTTTATTTGCTTATAAAGTAGTAATGGATGATACTAATAATACAGCAGATGTAGTTGATAGAAACCAATTAGTAGGCCAAATTTATATTCAACCTACTAAAACAGCTGAATTTATTATCTTGAATTTTAACATTCTACCAACTGGAGCTACATTCCCAGCTTAACAATAATAATGTAGAGGGGTGAAAACCTCTCTACATATTTTTAAATTATATAATATTTATCAATAGATAACAATTAAATAACATGCCAGTACTTTCAGCAAACGAGATAATGTTCACTGCGTTTGAACCAAAAGTTCAAAATCGCTTTATCATGTACATAGATGGTATTCCTGCTTACCTAATTAAAAAAGCAAGCTCACCTTCATTAGACGCAGGTGAAGTAGTATTAGACCATATTAACGTTTACCGTAAAATTAAAGGTAAAGTTAGATGGAATGATATGAACTTAGAATTATACGACCCTATCACTCCATCAGGTGCTCAAGCAGTAATGGAATGGGTTCGTTTATCACATGAATCTGTAACGGGTCGTGATGGTTACTCAGATTTCTACAAGAAAGATATTACATTAGATGTATTAGGCCCAGTAGGTGATGTCATCAGTGAATGGGTTATCAAAGGAGCATATGTTAAAACAGCTAACTTTGGTGATTACGATTGGGCAAATGATCAAGCAATTAACTTATCAGTATCGATTGCTATGGATTATTGTGTATTGAACTTCTGATCTTTAATTAAGAAAATAGCGATCCAAATCGCGTCTTCTAATCCTTCTATATATATATTAGTATATAGGAGGATTTTTTATGCTTAAAAAAAACAAATTAAACAAATATTATTAGAAAATATATCATGATAAAACTATCCCAAATATTGAAAGAAATATCATCATCTCCTGAATACCTCACTTTAAATACAAATGATAAAAACTTATACGAAACATATATATTATTAGGAGAATTATTAAATCCGGATAATTCATATCCATATGAAGAAAAGATAAAAGGGTTATGGGAATATAAGGATATAATGGATAATATATATTTTGTTCGATTAACATATCAACCAACAACTCAACCTCATTTTGAGTTAAAAACAGGATATTATAATGAACATGGTAAACCTCAATACGACCCGCCAGTACCTGATAATTCAACTAGTAAAGATTGGGATAAACGAAGTGATACTGTTGCTAAAATATATCGTGATGAAATAATACCTATGTTTATAGAGCAAAACATAAGTAATATATTAATCATAAAACCACTAGAAATTAAAAGATATCAATTTAGTGTAAGATTAATAGATAAATTTACCCCTAACAACATTCAGATAAAATATAATAAACCTCAATCTATTGTTTTAACAAAACCATAATATTTATCACCACGAAATTACTTTTTCCGAAGTATACAGAAAGATTGGCTTGGCTTTTGCCAGGCCTCTTCTTATCGTTATATTTATATAAAATAATAAGTTATAAATGGAAAATACTGTTACAAAACCAAAATTCCCAACAGAGATAGTAGATTTACCTTCAAAAGGTTTACTTTATCCTAAAGAAAACCCACTATCAAGCGGTAAAATTGAAATGAAATATATGAGCGCGCGCGAAGAAGATATTCTTACAAACGCAAACTATATTAAACAAGGTACTGTTATTGATAAACTATTGCAAGCTCTTATTGTATCTCCTATCAATTATGATGATTTATTGATTGGTGATAAAAATGCAATTTTAGTTGCCGCTCGTATATTAGGATATGGTAAAAATTACCAATTTACTTACGTTAATTCGCAAGGTCAAGAAGTAGACGCGGTAGTTGACCTAACTACTCTTAACGACAAGATAATCGAAGATTCTCTTTATACCCCCGGTTTAAATGAGTTCAATTTTAAACTACCTCACTCAGATAATACTGTGACTTTTAAGTTATTAACACATGGTGATGAAAAGAAAATTGAAGCTGAAATAAAAGGTTTACAGAAAATCAATCCAAGTGCTACTTATGACGTAACTACTCGTTTAAAATACATGATTACATCAGTAAACGGTAATCGTGAAGTAAAAGAGATACGTGAATTCGTAGATAATTTCTTAATGGCTAGGGATGCCAGAGCATTACGTGAATATTATGTTAAAATACAACCTGATATTGAACTAAAATATATTCCTAATGACGAAAACTATGTTGGGGAGGGCATAGATATTCCTATTTCTCTTAACTTTTTTTGGCCTGACTCAGGAATATAGATTAGTTTTATTTAGTCAAATACACGACATTTGTTTCTGGGGACAAGGTGGATATGATTGGAATACTGTTTATGATATGCCCGTTTGGTTACGTACGTTTACCTTTAATAAAATAAAGGAATACCATGATAAACAAAACGAGGAGATTGAAAAGCAGCAAAATATGATGAATAATAACAGTAAAAAACAAGAATTAGCAAAACCAAATATAACCCCTAAACCAGATTACGTTACAAGAGCACCTAAAAAATAGGTGCTTTTTTGTATATTTATAACATATGGCTGACGATAAAGATAAAATAATAAAAGATTTAAATCAAGCATTAGATAGCTTAGACCAAAGAATTAACGGAGCGGTAAATACATTAAACACTCAGTTTATTACTGGTTTAACTAATTCTATAAATAAGGCTAGAGATTTAACTAAGGCTTTTGAAGATGGTGAAAAAATTGAAAAAAAATTAACATCCGAACGAAGAAAAATTAATAATAGTATAGATTCTAGTCTTCGTTTAGAAGCTAAATTACAAGATAAAATATTAAAAGCTAACACAACAGGAAACTATACTAAAGCCGCATCTCTACAAATCCAATTAGACTCTCTAGTAGCTCAAAGAGAAATAAATGAGGAATTAGATTATAATTTACTACAACTAGAGAAAGCAAATAGTTTAGAAAGGCAACTAACAGAAGAAAAGAAAAAACAAAATTCACTCAGCGGAGTAGCTAAAAAACTATATGACGATAACTTTAAAAAAATAGTAAACTCTTTTACTACCCTACAAGGTGTAATAGATTTACTGATTAAAGCTGCTTTTAATTTTAATAAAGTATCAGTCGATGTAGGTAAGAATTTTGGATATGGAGCAGATCAAGCAGATAGATTAACATCTAATTTAGCATCAGCTGCTAGAAATTCAAGTAATGTTAACTTTACATTAAAGAATGCGGCCGAAGCAATGACCCAGTTGAATGAACAAACTGGATTTGTTGCAGAATACTCAGCACAAACACTTGAAACTCAAATAATGTTAACCAAACAGTTTGGTTTAACAGCAGAAGAGGCATCAGGAATATATAAGTTCTCAGTATTAACTGGTAAATCTACAGAACAAATAAACAAGTCGATGGTGGGAGCATATGTTGCTGCTCGTAATCAACTTGGAGTAGGAATACCATTTAAAGCTACTATGGCTGAAGCCGCTAAGGTGTCAGGTCAATTAGCAGCTAACCTAAAAAATAATCCTGAGTTTATAGTTAAAGCAGTAGCTCAAGCAAAAGCATTAGGTACTACTTTAGAACAAACTAAAAAACAGGGTGAATCATTATTAGAATTTGAATCTTCAATTGAAGCTGAATTAAAAGCTGAATTATTGACAGGTCAAGCCCTTAATTTAGAAAGAGCTAGAGCAGCAGCATTAATGGGTGACCAAGTTACAGTAATGAAGGAACTTAATAATCAAGGAATGACACTTGAGAAGTTCCAAGCAATGAATGTATTAGCCCAAAAATCATTTGCTTCTGCTATTGGTTTAAGTGCAGATGAATTAGCAAATCAACTTAGACAACAGAAATTAGCAGTTGAAAGTGGTAAGTCATTAGCTCAAATTACTGAGGAAGAAGCAATAGAAGCACAAAAACGCCAAAACATACAAGATAAATTTAATGCTGCTGTCGATAAATTAAAAGACTTAATAGGTAATTTAGTAGCAGGTCCTCTTGGTAAGTTTTTGGATATGATAAGTAGTATATTATCTCATACAACTGCTTTAAAAATAGTTGTAGCAGGATTGGCAGGATATATGGTAGCCTCTCTTATCCCCTCATTTAGTAGATTAGCAGTAATAATGAGATATATAAGAATGCAAGGAATAGGAACTGCTATAGCTACTGCTATTTCAAATCCATTTGCCGCTATAGCTGGTTTGGCTACGGCCGGTATAGTAGGAGCATATTTAAATTCCAAAACGGCAGATGACATGGTATCTGAAGGAGGTTATGGGAAACGCACATTATTAGCTCCAGAAGGTGCTATTAAGTTAAATGATAAAGATACAATAATAGCGGGAACTAATTTAGGTAGATCTAACCCACAACCTCAACAAATAGACAACACAGCTTTAATAGCAGCTATCAATAGACAAACCGATGTAATAGCTAGTAAAAATTATACACCAACATTACAAGCAATAGTAGAGGGCTCAGTATTAGCAACGGGAACTGTTCAAAATTCTTATAACTTAGCTTAAAATATTAATAATAAATTAAAAATTATGATAAGATTAATAGGTTTATTAAAAGAAAATATAAATTATTTAAAACCTCAAAATAGTGAAGAAAAATTATTACCTCTTCCTAAAAAAGCAAAAGATAATGAAGGAAATACTGTAACACTAATAGGTCAAGAATCTAAATTTATATATTGGGATGATAATGGAAATAGATGGACTTCAGATGGTGAGAATCTATATAGTAAATATAAGATGAATAGATATGATGCAATAGAATTTAAGAAAAAACCTAAACTAGAACCGGAAGCTGTAGACAAAGCTTGGGAAAAAGCATATGATGAACATACAGACTCATTAAAAATATTTGTTAACGATATATTAGAAGTTCCATATGATGTTAATTTAGGATGGAGAGATGGCGTCGATGAAGATATTATTTTTATCACATCTAAAATATATGGTACTAATCCAACTACTTTTACTACTTACCATAAAGAAGTAGATGGAGATCAGATAGATTATAAATATGAATCATATAAACCAATAAATGCCACCGCAGATGAAATTGAAGATGCTTTAACTAAAAGAAAATTAAAAAAATTAGGTTTGGAAGGAACGATTAAATTGGTTGATCTATTAAAAGAATACACTAAATTAGTTTCCTAGATTTTTTAATTCTGTAATATTTATAATAAGTTAAAAATTATGATAAAATTAATAGATTTATTAAATGAATCTCAATATTCTCAATTAGAATTAACACCAATGGGGGAATTACTTCTTAATTACCTCAACTCAGATGTTGAATCTGATAAACCTGAAAATTATCATCTATCTTCAAGAGATGAACAAATATTAATGGATATGGGAATGTATGTTACTGATGGCTTATATACTGATAATAAATTTACTAATTTAGATATATTTGCATTAGATATAGCATCTGGAGAATATCAAGATCCACAATTAGGTAGACAAAAAGTTTTAAATAAAATAAATACTGCTATCAAAA